TTCTCTGGTTACGTGTTTTTTTAATATGAGACTCCATCCTTGTGCTATATCATTGAAGTTAGTAAATGCATCTCCGTACTCCTTATCCCTATCTCCTGTAATAAGTTCACTTGCTTTTTTTAATATTATCTCTCTTGGAATCATTAATGTAACCTTTTTGAAAAGTTAGCGTATACGATGTTACCTTCTATTTTTTCTATCTTTTTAGCTGGTTTTATATTATACTCTTCTGCTAATCTTATAGATGCTTCTTCAACTACACTTTCTAATACTTCTCTAATTCTAATACCAATGTTTTCAATCATATCAGAACCATTAAAGTTACCATCGTATATCTGAAGTTCATTACGTTTCTTATCAAGTGTACAAAATACTCCATACGTATTGTCAGGTATAAGTATTTCGTGTGCTATTTCTTCGTCTTCTTCTTTGTCGGACATACTGTCAACTCCATAAAATCATCAGCATACATTAGTGCTAACGGACGTTTTCGATCACCTTTTAATATTGCTACAGGTTTTGTAGCTTTCATCATATTAGTCTCTGCTTGTTCTAAGGCAGCATATACAGCAAAGGATGATCTTGCTTTGCATTCAACTGTCCAAGGAAACAATCTACGTGCCAAAGGACTAAGACCTATATCAGGTCCATTAACTCCACCAGGAGTTGACGTAATATCATCATCCTCGACACCTTTAAGATGCTGTTGAAGGTAATTACGTACCCACTGTTGAAGCTTGCGTCCTTTAGCTTTAGCAGACGCTACACTTATTCTACTTGAAGACCGTGTAGTGGTGGTAGGCATTTGCTGACTTTGATTTAGGGTTGCGTTCATATTTTAGATCAGGCCAACAAGTATATCTAAAACTACAATAAGAACAAGTCATACTTAGTTTTCTATTACCTGTTGGTTTACGATAAAAGAACTCCTCTTCATCAGTAAATCCACGTACAAAGTTATCCTCTGTTGCTTCCTTATAACGATTAATAGTATCTTCTATCTTATTAGTATAGCTCTCTTCATCATCAGGATTAGCTTGAACTATTTTCATTTCACCTGATTCTTTACTAACAGCTATCCAACCACCTGCTTTTATTTCTGGAGTCTCTTCTCTCTCAGCCTTAGTATAACCAAACAACTGAGCGCAATATCCAAAGTCATCATTTTCTTTCAGTGCTTCATAAGAAGCAAACTTCTTTTCAAAAGCAAATCTTGATGCACTTTTTATATCCCATAGAGAATAACCATTACCATCTTTAATGATTAAATCAAGTTCTCCATTAATGTAATCTCCATCAGGAGTTTTGTAACCTACTCGTTTATTTAAATCTACTATTTCTACACCTGCTGCTAACAGGATAGCTACAGCAATTACTTCAGTCATATCTCCGTATAACATTTTAATACGAAAAGAGTTTGACTCAGGAGCTTTGGGCCAACCTAGTTTCTCTGCGTGTAACTGGCAGAATGGTTTGCCTACCTGAGACATAGAGGGAAGTTTAGCTCCCCCCTTTCTCTTAAAATTAAACTTACCTAACTTACTATTAAACATCTGACTAGCACGAAACACTATGTCATCTGGAATTTTAGGATCACCAGCAAGGTAAGTATCAATCTTTGTTTGAAGATCCATCTTATAGTGGGATCTCGTCATTGAGTAAGTCATCAAGATCAGTTTTAATTCCAGCAGGAACCATGTTCTCTCGCATCTTCTCTGCTACCTGATCATTCTCTACCTTAACAAGATCAATGAAGTTAGTAATGTACCCCCTAGTCTCATCAGTTAGGGGATGATGTTCTCCAAGTAAAGGGGTATACTTCAGGACAAAGTATTTGTTTGATCCTGTTTTCTTTAACTCATAACCAACCTTCATATCAAAGTTAAGAGGCATAGACTGTTGCCTAATCATGCTAGTCATAACTTTACTGATCTCCATAAAGTTAGATGGTCCTAGCTTCATACGAAAAGGAACATCCTTTATCTCTACCTTATCACCTGATGCAGCCGTAGGTTTATCCATACGTATTAGACCAAAGATATTTCTATATAACTTAGCCTTAGATGCTGTAGCGTATGCTACTGGATCAACTGCACGTAACTTCTCACGTTGCTTAGAAGGTATCCATCCACACTTATCACCACCATCCCAATCTAATGCAGTATCAGAGAACTGCTTGAAATGCTGAGACATATTAGAAAACTTCTGAATATCGGAATCAAATACAGAAGTCTGCATTGTGTCTAGAAATATTCTGAAGTAAGTATCTTTAGCAAATACTTCTCCAAGGTCAGGATGAGATAGTCCTATAGATGGTGCAGGTATTCCCTCTACCATATCTCCATCTATATCTGTAGTGCTATCCTTATTAATCCTGGCCCTAGCTAGTATTGGCCCTGAGTTCATGGTAGAATACAAGGCCGATAGATCAGTAGAATTACCGTCTATATTCATTAATTGATTCATACGAATCCCCTTTCATTAAATGAATGATGCTTATAGCATACTTTTATTATTTTGTCAATTAAAATCTTGTTGATCCATCCAATTATTTCCACGAGACATCTCTACTTCTAAAGGTATGTAGTCAGGTAAACCAAAGCGTTTCTTTGCTTCCTCTTGTGCATCTAACAAACACTGTGGGCCTATCTCCTTAACTATATCTATCTCATCTGGATGAGTATCAATCAAGACGCTATCATGTACTGTATTGATTACTACACTTTGTAATCCTTTCTCTTTCAGTTTGTTAAATAATAATATCACACCTAATGGTACAATCTCTGCTGTAGCTACAGACTGAACAGGATAGTTTACTATCTGTGTTTTGAAGTTAGCATTACCTGATCTGTTTCTCTCACAGTCAGGGAAACTAAACTGTCTACCTGTAGCAGTTGTCACTACTTTGGTTGAGATGGCTTCGTTCTGGAGCTTGTCATGCCACTTAAAGATGCCTTGATACTTTCCAAAGAACTCTTTGAAGTAAATTTGTTGAGCAGGAGTTCCTTGAGTTCCACCATACAATGGACGGAAGGTGGAAGCTTTTGCTGCTCCTCTGTCAGTAACTTCTCCATTGTCAGAGAGGACTTTGGCAGTGTAGGCGTGAACGTCAAAACCAGATTCGACTTCGCGTTTAACTGTTTCATCAGCTGCGAGTATTCCTGCAACTCTAAACTCAAGTTGAGAGTAATCAATTTCGACAAGTGTACCTCCTTTAAATCTACTTACGAATGCCTTACGAACTGGAAACAATCTACCTTTAGGCATATTCTGTAGATTGGGATTAGAACTACTTAAACGACCAGTTGAAGTAATACACTGATTAAAATTAGAATGAAGTAAACCATCTGATTTCATACCCTTCTTTATACCTTCAATAAATGATGCACGATAAGTATCTATAGCTGATAGTCTGATCAGTGATTCAAGAAACTTTTTTACATCAGGATCTGTAGTAGTTCTAAGATGTTCTGTGAGTGTTATCTTATCAGTCTTAAACCCACCAGCAGATGCTAGTTCTGATCTAGGTTTGATACCAAGGCCAGCTACTTCATCTACTTCTAAGTAGAGTACACCTAGTCCTTCACAGTGTTCACACTTACTAGGTTTCTTAAAGTTACTGCCATCTTTCTTTTTCTTGTAGTAAGTACCTTTACCATAACAGCTACCACACTTTATAACTCTAGTCTTGTAGGCTTTCTTAAAACATTCTTTGGCAGCAGACATGAAACCTTCTTGCGTCATGTAAGGTCTTCTCTTAGGCTTCCCCTTATCATCAACGCCTATATCCATAACCTCTTTCCAGAGCTTCTTGTCTTTGAGATTGCAAGAATATACTACACTAGATAGCTGTTCGGGAGAGGATAAATTAACGTCTTTATCTCCCATAAGTTTCCTGGTTTCTGTTTGAAGATATCGAGTAAGTTCTTCCTGCTCCTTCTGATAGTCTACATCCACCTGATCAAGTACGTTCATATCAATAGCCATACCTGATCGCTCTATGTCTGTCAGTACAGAGCAGAACTCACACATAAGATCTCTTATAGGTAGCAGGGAATAGTTTTCCTTTTCTCTAAACAACCTTTCTTGCTTCTGAAAGATATCAGCAGTAGCTAATATATCATCACGTAGGTAAGAGATCTGTAGGTTTTTAGGAAGGTCACTATAGTTTAATCCTTTACTAAGCATATTTTTAAGTACGTCCTGCTTTCTTATAGAGTCATACTTATGAGATAATGCTTCAAGACTTAACTTATCACGAACACCTTTGTTCAATACATACTCACTGATCATAGTATCAATAATCTTTACATCACAATCAATACCGATCTCACGCAGCCATGCCACATCAAACTTAGCATTGTGTGCTACGACATACTTTGCATTACTTAGTGTTCGTTTAAAAGTATTAAACTCTGTAAAGTTACTGTCTTCAATATTTAAGATAACTACCTCAGTATCAAAGTATT